AGGAGGGCATCTTTTGTTTCGTCCCAGCGACTTTCAAATAAATTAGACATTTTTTTCGTCTCCTAATAAAATATATTTTATTGTAAACCAGCTAAACGCTTGATTTCAATGATTTTGCCCTCATCGGCATCTTGCTTGGTTTCTTTTTTATTACCAGTTACTTCTTTAGTTTCAGCTAAAATCTTGTTTGTAGTTTTAGCGTCATTCTTAAGAACTGCTGGCAAATACTTATTGAATGATGTTTCTAAACGATCAGTTTGAACGTTTTCTAGTAATGTTGACATTACTTCTTTCTGATCTTTGTTTAGAGGAGCCATCATTTCAGATAACTTTGTATCGCGGGCAATGCGATTCTTGATTTTACGAATCTCTGCATCTTTGCTTTCAACAATTGTTGATTTATCTTCAAGTGCTTCTTGTGCTTCAGCTAGTTGAGATTTAATTTCTTCAACTTGCTTCTGCAAATCTTTGATATTTGCATTTTCATTTAAGTGTGATGTAGCAAACTCTGCCGCAAAAGTTTCAAAAATCTTGCGTCCAAAGTTATTTTGACGAGCACTGTCAATATCTTCTTTAAGTTGAGTTAATTCGTTGTCGAGGTTCTTAGTTACTGATTCTTTAACTAATTTGCTTGCACGGTCAATAAACTTAGACTTTAGCATTTCAATTTGCTTCTTGCCTTCTGCTACTAACTTAACTTTTGCTTCAACAACTTCTTTCTTATCCTTATGGAATTCAGAAATTTCTTCAGCTAGTGCATTAACAACAAACTTTTGTAGTTTGTCTAGTGTTTCTGCTTGTGCTTTGCGATCTTCGTTTAGTTCAGCCAATTCAGCTTCTAACTGCTCAGCCATGAAACTTTCAAATGCTTTTGTCTTATCAGACATTGTAGCATTGAACTTAACACGATCTTCCTCAAGCGCCTTGCGTTCTGCCGCAACTTGCTCAATTTCCTTAGTTAAACCTTCGGTAACCATTTTATCTAGAGCCTCAACCATTGTTTCTTTGTCATGCTCATAACGGCGTGAAAATTCTTCACGTAGTTCACTGCGAATCTCTTCACGAGTTTCAGTTACATGGGCTTCCCATGCTTCTTGAATTTCTGCACGAGTTTCTTCGTTTACAATGCCGCTTTCAAGCAATGGTTTGAGTGCATCAAACATATCGGTCAACTCCTAAGTTTAAGTTCTTTGATTAGGCGTAAAGCCTCATCTTTTAAATATTTTTGCACACGACTATTTTCTTGCGCTTCTGCAGCAATTCCAAGTACTTGATGTCCACCTCTCATGTTCAACAAGCCTTCATAAATTGCAGTTGGGTATGCATTTGGCGCACTAGGTTGTGCAACTACGTCTACTGTGACGATCTCGAAATCACTGACCTCTCCGGTCGATTCGTTGACATTGCCGCTACCGCGACTTGATACTCCCAGCTTGACACCGCTATCTAGCATAGTGCGTACCAGTTGACCCATCGGTGTTGGGAGTATTTTTAATTTACCATAACCATTCGGACCGTCCATCCACATTTCTGTAATCATGTGGCAAACACGATCAAGGTTAATTTTCAGATCGTCTGGATGGTCTACTTCTCCTAATACAGAGTTGCCTTCCGTAATCTGTTCGTTTAACGTTGACACTGCTTTTGTAATTTCATTTACTGGATAAACTCTTTGGTTTGCGTTTTTGACGCCACCTTGAATACAAATGCCTTTAAGGAATAAATCCTTGCCATCATTTGTACTTTCTGTAACCATGCGAGCTTGATCAAATGTCAAGTTCTCTTTTAGATATACTGAAGTCATTCTATATTATCCTTGTAATATTAAACCTTCTTCATATCAGGTTTAGTTGTGCCACCCATGTCTTGTGCTTTTGGTGCAGGTGCGCCTTTTTCTTCAGCACTGCTAGCATTTTTAATGCCACCTTTGCCACTCTTAGCAACAGTTGATTTTGCATTGTCATCAGCGCCACCTTTTGGTGCAGGTGCTTTTTCTGTGTACTCAACAATCTCTTCTGCTTCTTCGATTTCTTCAGCGTCTTCAGCAACTTCTTCATCAGCATCTTCAAATGTTACTGACTCATCTGCCTCTTCTGCTTCTTCTTCAGCCTCATCTTCGCCTTCTTCATCAGCGTCAACAAGAGCAGCGAATTCTGCTTTTAGAGCTTCCATCTCATCTTCAAGTTCGATTACACGGTTTTCCATGTCTTCGTCTGCTTCTGGATCTTCAGCTGGTTCATCCATGTCCATTTCGTCTGCCATATCATCAGCGGCATCTTCCATGTCATCATCTTCTTCACTGATACCTTCTTCGTCAGCTTGAATTTCATCGATGAAATCTTCTACTTCATCTTCACTAGTTTCTTCTACGTCTGCCTCATCAACTAGGTCTTCGCTAGTGATTAGGTTCTCGTAGATTTCACGAGAACTTTCAATCACGATTTCGTGAAATAGTTCACTCGCTTTATCTTCTTCTTCATTGACAATTAGGTCAATAAGTTGTTTCCATTTATCACTCATTTTCTTCAGACTCCTATTAGGATAGTTATTATGGTAATAGTATTTACATAATTGTAATATAAAGGGTAGAAAAAAGGCGAAAAAGTAGCACTTTTAAGGCCTTTTTTGGAGATATATAGAATATTATCCGAAAAGTTCTTTATTCTGAACTTTCTGAACTTCCATATTGTGCTTTGATGCGCTTCAGCTTCTCATATTCTTCAAACTTTTTAGCTTCACGAATACGACGCATTTTATTAATTTGTTCTAGAGTTAGACGTGACTTTCTAGTATCACCAAGTTGCAATGTGCTTTGGTCATCCTCACCGTCATATCTATTTTTTACAAAAAGGTCATTAAGTTCCATAACTGTATTTACCTTTTCTTAAATTTCTTCTGTTCCGGCTTCAGGTGCTTCTCCACCTTCATCACCGCCAACATCAATATCAACATCACCACCTTCAATGTCAGGTGTTTCAGCATCTAGTGTCTCAAAGTCAGTATTAAGATCACCCGGTGTAACCCCAACACTTCTCAAGTCTTCAGCACTGCTTCTGTTGAATTCTGAAGTACCATTTTCTTCAGCCCATAAACGATCGTTTTCGGTCATTTCTTCTTCGCTTAGGCCTAAGAAACGTTTTAACAAGAAACGTTTGCTTAAGAAATCTGTGCCAGCTAATCCTTGGAATAGACTTGCACGTTGACTATCAATCTCTGCTTGGCGATATGCAGCAAAGTTCTGTGGCTCATTGAAACGTAGTTCAAACATACTGCTATCAATGTTATAACCTTTCCAGTTAAGGAACATTTTAAACTCAAAGTCAAATGTACTTGCTACACTTGCTTGTAGTCGCTTACAATACTGATTGAATCTGTATTCTTGAATCAATGCTGTACCAACACGCCCATCAACATAACCTGCACTGCCATCTTCACTGCCTGTTGGCAAGTAACTGCTTGGAATACGCAGACCGCGGAATAGTTTGTTCGTGAAATATTTTAGATCATCAATCTCACCAAGTCCTGTACCACCTGGCAGTGTATCAACTTTTGAACCGCGTCCTTCTGCTGTTTGTGGGAAAAAGTAGTCTTCATTAATTGATAATGGATTATATGTTGCATCCATCATGCTTGTGCCGCCGCCGCTCTGAGTTGGAATTCTGCGCTGGTGGATTTCATTTTTAACACGATTAACATAGCCCATTGCCATGTGTGCTGGCATATTACCTACATCAATATAGAACACACGTCTTTCAGGCGCACGTTGTACACGATAGATAATAATAGCATCTTCTAGTAATTCTTTTTGTTTGTAAACTTTAAACACGCTTTCGAGTACACTAACACCAAAAGGCCAGTTAGGATCCAAACCTTCTGTTAAACTAATGTGTACTACATGTTTTGCATCAACTGCAATCTCATTTGAACTCTGGCTAAAACGTGACCCTGTTGTTGGTGTATGATTACCCAAATTGTATACATTGCCACTGGAACTGGTTGTTGGGTCACCACCCTGTTTACCTGTGTACAAGTCACTATGTTGTGGCTGTGTAATACTTAAATTTTGTAAGTTTACATTGATGTTTTTAAGCACATACTGTTCTGGTTCTTTACCTGCACTCTCGTTTACAATAACTTTAACAACATCTGCATTGTCTACCCAATACCATTGGAATGTTTCTGGATCACGGATAAAGATCTGATCACCATACTTAATGGTATTACGGAAAATTTTAAAAATGCGTCGGTCAAAATCGTTTAGGCTAATCCAATTAAAAAGTGCTTCACGGATAACTTGCACTTCAGTATCACTGGGTTGGTCTTTAAAGAAGATGTCAAATGCTGTGTGGTTTTCCACATTTGTTTGTGTACTAAACTCACTTAAAATATCAAGAGCTGCGTTAATTTCACTGTCACCATCCATTGTCTCATATTGATTATATCTATCAATACGGTTAGGGTGACCAGTGTATACTTCTGGTAACACGCTCTGATAATTCTTAAATCCTACATCAGCTTGGCTGTATCCAGTAGGTGTTGTAACTGATCCAGTTAAACTATTTGCATCAACTACTTTAAAATATTTTTTCCAACTCATTTTCTTTTCCGTGTAATATGCCTAATGTATTATAGTAGCATAGTATTGTATTTAAGTCAATAACAATTATTGCATTGTGGTTCTTAATCTATCCATATTAGCATTAAATTTCTTCATTTCAATCAGCATCTGTGCTGAATATCCTGCAACTTGTGCATTTACATCAAGTGATTTTCTCATTGCATTAGTAGCATCAGCTAATGGTGCTGTATCAATGCCTTCAACACCAATTTTACCGCTAGGGCCTAGATTTACTACTGCTTCATCTTTTCCTGCTTCACCTAACAATGCAAGAGTAGGTTGCTTAATAACACCACCATCAGCAAAGCCAAAAATACCGCCAAGTTTTTCACCCAGCCATTCACCAAGCATTTCACCACCTGTTGAACCGGCGAGCCCACCTGCAACACCACCGCCTAACACAGCGGCGCCATATGCTAGTATACCAGCAGGACCTAATGCCAATAATGGCAAGGCTGCCTTAGCCGCAAGTGCTGATCCTGCGGCACCACCTGCCCATGAACCACCGGCAGTAACGGTGCCTTCCACTGCTGCTCTACCTGTACTCTTACCTTCACTCACTGCTTCTAATGCTGTTGCACCACCATCAACCAGAGCGCCAAGAATTGGTATTCCCTTAATCCACTTTGATAATGATGTTGCACTTTTTGCAGCAACATCTGTTGCGACTTGTTTTGACATTGCAGCCATACCACCCGCAACATCATCAGCCGAACCTGCAACTTTTCCGGCTCCACTGCTAGCAATTTTTTCAGCTAATTTACCCAATGCTTTTGAAGCACCATGCCCAGCAGTACTCACAGCATTCATTGAAGTTGTGGCATTACTAAGACTTGTCATGTAATCACTATCAGTTAATGCCTTTTTAATTGCTCCAGTAACTTCATCAATTGCTCCCACAATGGCAGTCATGCTCGATTTAGTCATGCTGTTCATTGTAGTTCTTACGGCGGCGCCCGCATCTTCAACTGTCTGTGTAAGTTTTATAATACCCTGACTGGTTTTATCTAGGTTAGTTTCCTGTGCTTTAAAGAAAGCCGCATAATCACCATTGAATTTTGTTACAACTTCCTGGTGTCGTTTTGCAAGACCTAAACTACCTTCACTGATCTGCGTCATAGTCATTGCAAATTCACTATATGGAGCCAGGCCTTCCAGACTTTTATTTGCATCAATTTGTTTTGATGCGGTTTTACTTAGTAATTCGAAGGCACCCTTGACTGTCATGTTTCCTTCGCTCATACCAGTTGCTATCTGGCCAAGAGCTACACCCATTGGTTCTGCGCCACTCAATAACATATTGGCTGCAGGATTACCAATAACAACATCCTGACCTAGGAATTTTGCTCTAAACGCTTCAAGTACAGGACTATTTGCTCCAAACTGTTGCTCAAGTGCTTGGAATGCCTGTCTTGCTCTTCCTGCTTCTTCGGTGCCCATACGGCTTAGTTTTAATTCAACATCAGCCCTACGTTTATCCTTTGCTAGTTTATCTGCAAGTTGTTTTCTATCTTGACCCGTTAAACTGGCCATTAAATTCATTTCTTTAGCAAACCCAGCCGCGGCCGCTGTTTGCTGTTGTGTACTCATTGTACCGAAGTGTGCATTTCTAGCATTGACTGCAACAAAACTAGCCAACATATCAGCACTTTCTTTGGCACCATATCCCAATTGTCTTAGTTCATTACGGTAAGTGCTTTGTAGGCCTAAGTTTAATTCAGCAAAACGTTTTGCACCAAGTTTAGCACTACCACCAAATGTAGCCAATGCTTCACTGTTTTCACGAATCATACCAGTCATTTCATCTAGACTGAGATATGACCTAGCGGCAACATTTTCTAGTTCAAAAAGATCATTAGTAAACATTGCACCAGTTGTTGATAAGCCCTGGAAGGTATCCACTAAATTTGCAGTATGTGCAATCATGGCGCCACCAAACGCACCAAATGCAGCGGCAATAGGCCCTAAAGAAGATCCAAATTGATCAACACCTTGACCAACTTTTGATAAACTTAATCCTTGGCCTTGAACACTGGCACCAAATTGTATAACGTCCTTGGATGCTGTAGCTATCTTAGTGAAAAATCCTGTAAACTTTTCGCTAAAAGTACGTGACGCTTCGGCTGCCCTATCAAGTTCTGATGCAGCATCTCCAGCTTGCTTGCCCAGGCCTTTAAGTTGAACAGTGGTCTGTTTGCCTTGATTGGTGTTTTCTTTTTGTTGTCTAGTGTATTCTTTACCGGCTTTTATCGCTTCTTGTCCAAAAGGACTCTGAGTTCCACCCAATTTGTCCACGAGTTTTTGCAACGTTGCTTCAGTAGCGACGTCGGAAATGACAACTCGTTGTCCTTCTATATCAATTTCAACAGCCATAGTTCTATAATATACCCATATAACTAAGATAAATAATGTGTAGA